GCTTATTCGCACCTTCCTTAGTACAACACCGAACATCAACTGGCCGACTAAACCAAACATTTAACAGCGCTCATCATTAAGACACCTCAAAACTATGATGCCCGATGATTTCTATCGGGCGTTATTCCATATAAAATAAATTATGCGCATTCCTGCCATCCAGATCATACATGCAGCATTCCCTACTAATTAATGGTTATATAAAAATAATTTCAATATCCCCCCATCTTTTTTAACTCATTTCATTGAAGTCATTAAAATTAATAAGATAAATACCCCCCTACGTTGTGCCATCTCTCCCCCAACCCCAACAAATAGCCCAACCCGCAAAAAAAAGGAAAATAGCACTCACCCCAACACCACGGAGTAAATTGGATGAATGACTACCACCACGGCGTACAGGTTGTCGAAGTTAACGACGGCACCCGCGTCATTTCAACTGTATCAACCGCCGTTATCGGCATGGTCTGTACCGGCAGCGACGCCGATGCAGAAATGTTTCCCCTCAACGTACCGGTCCTGATCACCAACGTGCAGAGCGCGATCGGTAAAGCGGGCACTAAGGGCACCCTCGCCCCTTCTCTGCAGGCTATTGCCGACCAGGCGAAACCCGTCACCGTCGTGATTCGCGTCGAAGAAGGTAAAGGCGATGACGAAGAAGCGGCGAAGGCCCAGACCATCTCGAACATCATCGGCACTACCGATGCCAGCGGCAACTATACCGGCATGAAAGCCCTGCTCAGCGCAGAAGCCGTCACCGGCGTTAAGCCGCGCATCCTCGGCGTACCTGGGCTAGATAGCCAGGAAGTAGCGACGGCGCTGGCCGCCATCTGCCAGCAGCTGCGCGCCTTCGGCTATATTGGCGGCTGGGAATGTAAAACCGTTTCCGACGCCATCGACTACCGCAAAAACTTCAGCCAGCGCGAACTGATGCTGATTTGGCCGGATTTCCTGAGCTGGGACACGGTTAACAACGCCAGCAGCCAGGCTTATGCTACCGCTCGTGCCATGGGCCTGCGCGCCTACATCGATCAGACCATCGGCTGGCACAAAACTCTGTCCAACGTCGGCGTCAACGGCGTAACCGGCATGACCGCCTCGGTCTTCTGGGATCTGCAGGCGTCCGGTACCGATGCCGATCTGCTGAACGAAGCGGGCGTAACAACCCTTGTACGCAAAGACGGCTTCCGCTTCTGGGGCAACCGCATCTGTGCCGATGACCCGCTATTCCAGTTTGAAAACTATACCCGCACCGCGCAGATCGTGGCCGACACCATGGCCGAAGGCCATATGTGGGCGGTCGATAAACCGGTTACTGCCACGCTTATCCGCGACATTATCGACGGTATTAACGCCAAGTTCCGCGAGCTGAAAACCAACGGCTACATCATCGACGCCAGTTGCTGGTTCGATGAGGACGCGAACGATGCGGAGACCCTGAAGGCCGGCAAGCTGTATATCGACTACGACTATACCCCGGTTCCGCCTCTGGAAAATCTGACCCTGCGCCAGCGCATCACCGATAAGTACCTGGCGAACCTGGCCTCTTCGGTCAACAGCAAATAAGGAACCTGATCCATGGCAATGCCGCGTAAATTGAAATTAATGAACGTGTTCCTCAATGGTTACAGCTACCAGGGGGTCGCAAAATCCATCACGCTGCCGAAGCTCACCCGCAAAATTGAGAACTACCGCGGGGCCGGCATGAACGGCAGCGCGCCGATTGATATGGGTCTCGATGACGATGCCCTGTCCATGGAGTGGTCCCTCGGCGGTTTCCCGGACTCCGTCATCTGGGAGATGTACGCCGCCACCAGCATCGACGGCGTGCCGATCCGCTTCGCGGGCTCCTACCAGCGCGACGACACCGGCGATACCAGCGCTGTTGAAGTCGTTATGCGCGGCCGCCAGAAGGAGATCGACACCGGCGAAAACAAGCCGGGTGAAGACACCGAGGCGAAAATCTCCGTGGTCTGCACCTACTTCAAGCTGACCATCGACGGCAAAGAGCTGGTGGAGATCGACACCGTCAACATGATCGAGAAGATCAACGGCGTTGACCGTCTCGAACAGCACCGCCGCAACATCGGACTGTAATCTGTTCCCGGCCAGCATAGCTGCTGGCCGGCTCGTCAATAATTAAGCACAGGAAATATATGAACACAATCACAGGCCATACCGTCACTCTGGAAACCCCACTTAAACGCGGTGAACAGTTCATTGATTCAATTACACTCATCAAACCCACTGCAGGGACCCTGCGCGGCGTCAGTCTCGCCGCCCTCGCGGGTTCTGAGGTCGATGCACTTATTAAAGTCCTGCCCCGAATTACGTCACCGTCTCTGACTGAGCAGGAAATCGCTACTCTCGATCTTCCCGATCTAATCGCGCTGGCAGGTGAGGTGGTCGGTTTTTTGTCGCCGACGTCGGCGCAGTAACGTTTCCGGACAATCTATCAGCCGATGATCTGATGGCGGATATTGCCGTGATTTTCCACTGGCCACCTTCCGCCTTATATCCCATGAGGCTCTCCGAGCTCATAGCCTGGCGCGAAAAAGCGCTACAACGAAGCGGGCAAACCAATGAGTAACATCACAACACTCCAGGCGCTGCTTAAGGCGGCTGATTTGATAAAACGGCCGTTTAAAACATTTCAGATGACAAGTCAGTCACTGGAAAACAGCGTTGACTCTAGCCAGCAGAAGCTGGCCTCTTTACAAGCTCAGGCCGGTCAAATCGAAAAACTACTGGTCACACAGCGCGAACTTATTAAGACGCAAAAAGCGATGAATATGGCAAAAGCGAATGCCAGGGAACGAGCAATCGCAGTTAATACTACGTCGCAACCATCCCGACAACAGATTGTCGCCATGAATACTTCCCGCAGCAATGTTCGGAATTTAGCGGATAAGTATACAGATTTACAACTTTCACTTCAGCGCCAGAACTTACAGCTGAAAGCTGCAGGCATTAATACACAACATCTGGCAGAAAGTGAACTGCAGCTACAGAAATCAATTACGCATACATCAGCAGATCTTGAGCAACAGCAGGAAAAATTAAAGCGTTTCACATCCTTGAAGCAAAAGATTAGCACAGTGAAAGATCAATACCAGCAGCGCACTGCGCTTGCCGCAGCCGTGAAATCACGAGGTGAACGGGGATTCGCTTTTGCGAATACGATCATTGCCCCCAGAGCTGCCGCGAATGCCAAAAATAGCGCCTCGGTAAATCCGGCAGCAATTCCCGCTAATCAAATAGATTCTCCCATAGCCACCGTACCTAACGCGGGGAATCTGGATGACGATATCGCTAAATTAGTTGCTGCAAAAGAAAAGCTGAGCACCGACTGGCTTGCACCTCAAGCCGATTCCTTGCGCCAACTGGTGCAAACCGCGACAGAGTCTTTGTTAAAACTTGATAGTTGGGTCATAAAGAATCAGGAGCTGGTGCAGATATTCGGCAACATAGCAGCCGCAGCGACCATTGTCGCCAGCGTCATTGGCGTAATTGGAACCGTTACAGCCCCGGTAATCACCGCAATTAATATGATTATGACCACAGCTTCGCTTCTGGTACCTATTTTTGAAGGTGTTGCGCTGGCAATAGGCACACTTTCATGGCCCGTTGTTGCCGTCGTCGCGGCCATAACAGGAGCAGCTCTACTTATCCGTCAATACTGGGAACCGTTAAGCACTTTTTTCAAGGGAGTTTTTGAACCGTTAAAACCACTTTTTAACTGGTTAGATGAACGATTACAAAGTATCTCCGGCTGGTTTAGCAATCTGATTACTCCAGTAAAATCCTCCCAGCAAACACTTGATGCATTTCGGGACAGTGGAGAAAAACTTGGAAAAATACTGGCCGATTCAATGACTCAATCTTTGATGGCAATCAGACGCGTAAAAGATGCATTTAGCTCAGTGCTTGAGTACCTGCATCTGAAAGATAAGACGTCGAAAACCGCGGATACCCTGCCAGTAAGTGATAATAATGCTTACGTGGACAATTTCTATTTGCAGAAAGAGATTGTTCCTCTCAGCACCAGCGCATATCAGCCGGTAATCCCGCAAGCCAGTCGGACGATTACAGATCGGAGCACTCAGAATATTACTCTTCAGATAACAGCAGAGCAGGCCAGCGCAGAGGATATTGCCTCACACATTCGTACCCAGCTTGAACGATTTCAGAGTGAAAAATACTCTAACCATCTGACATCACTCGTCTATTAAAGCCCAGGAGAAACCTCTTATGATGCTAGCTCTCGGTTTTTTCGTTTTCGAACGCCGGACATTGCCCTATCAAACATTTAAGCATGATGCCAGTTACAGCTGGAACTCTAACAGCCGTATAGGAACCCGTGATGCTTATCAGTATCTTGGCCAGGGTCAAGAGAAAATCAATCTCACCGGAGATCTATACCCGGAAATCACCGGTGGTAAGGTAACGCTAGCGCTGCTGCGCCAGATGGCTGAACTCGGTCTTAGCTGGCCACTATTAGATGGTAATGGCACCATTTATGGCATGTTTGTGATTAGCAATGTAACTGAAACTGGCTCTGAACTGTTACCGGACGGTAGCCCCCGTAAAATTAGCTTCACAGTTGAGCTTATTCGTGTTGATGAGCAACTGGCGGTTACTGCAAAAAATGCGGGTACCCAACTCAGTGAATTAGTTTCAAATATGACGGGAGCGAGCTGATGTCGAACGCAATTATTGATACCATAAATGGCAATATTAACGTTGCAACCAGTGTAGTGAGACAGACACTGGATGGCTTGGCCGGAACGGCCATGCCAGATTTCGTTATCTATTTAGGCGGTGAAGATATTAGCACTTACTTTAAGCAGCGGCTTATAAGTCTTAGTCTTATTGATAATCGCAGCTTTAATGCTGATAGCTTGAATATTAAGCTCTCCGATACTGATAACACACTGTTCTTTCCGGAAACAAGCAAACTAATAGCAGTTTATCTTGGCTGGAAAGGCAGTATTCTGGAATATAAAGGCTCCTATAAGATAGATTGGATAAACTACAGCGGTGTTCCTGATAATATGGAGATACAAGCCTGCAGCGCAGATCTACATGGTAATCTCAATGCCAAAAAGGATTACTCCTGGCACGACACGACCATTGAAGAGATTGTTCACACAATCGCAGAAAAAAGTGGTCTTTTTTATAACGTAGCGCCCGGGTTAAAGAATATTTCCGTATCCCATATCGATCAGTCACAGGAATCTGACGTCGCCTTCCTTACCCGACTAGCTATTCGAAACGGTGCAGAGTTTTCAATCAAAAATAGAACAATGCTTTTTCTAAAAGTAGGAACAGGTACAACTACAAGCGGCAAGGCCATTTCACCGATTACTATTTTGCGCTCTGACTGTAAAAACTACTCATTTAAAAGTGCAAATCGTTTTAATTATACAGGCGTTACTGCCCAATGGCTGGACACCAGGACGCCTTTACAACAGAGTAAGCAGGTTATCCTGTTGCAGAAAAAGAACTTACATCAAAACACCAGTACTCCCCCCAAAGCAGCTAACAATGAGTATCTCATTGGAAAAAAAGATAATATTCTGGCTTTAAAAACGCTTTATGCAAGCCAGGAGCAAGCTGAACGGGCGGCGAAAGATGCCTGGGAAAAATGTCAGAGGGAAACTTATACTTGTAAACTCACTCTGGCAAAAGGACGTGCCGATCTCTACCCCGAAACACCGGTTATGCTGAAGGTATTCGGACAGGAAATAATGAACCAGCAAGACTGGATTATAACAAAAGCCACGCACAATCTGGACAGCACGGGATTCACCACAACACTTGAGCTGGAGATAAAAGTGGCGGACGCCATAGGGATTGTTGAATAAAAGGGAGCAAACTCAAATCTAAACTTGCATTTGCAAGTTAAAGGCGTAATATTCCCCCTACACACCACGCAAAGGGGGAACTCACCATGATGCATTGCCCGATCTGTCAGAAGCCGGCCCACGCCCGCTCCAGCCGCTACCTGAGCGCAGAAACCAAAGAGCGCTACCACCAGTGCCAGAATATCCAGTGCGGCTGCACCTTTGTCACCCACGAGAGCCTGGCGCGCTACATCGTTAAGCCGGCGCCGGTAGCGGTGAGTCAGGCCAACGGCTGAAAAGACAAAAACCTGCATTTGCAGGTTTTTTATTTCGCATTTGAATAAAATATTAAATAAGTTCCAGTAATTTTCTTTTTTTGATCTGAAACTCCTCGTCAGAAATAATCCCCGCCTCTTTTAGTTCAGATAACTTTCGGAGCTGCTCATAAGGATCGTCCGCTGTCGCTTCACATACCGGGGCGATATGAGCATTGAGCCCACGTCCAACCTCGATAGCGTCCACAAGCGACAGTTCTGAATCTTTACTGAACGTTTTGAACTCAAGGTCATCATGGGCAGTGTGAATTCTTATCACCCTGTGACCAAGCGTGGATTTTCTTTCAATAGAGGTGATCGCATTTAACGGTATCGTTTCAATCACCTCACCAAAAAAACCTTTTCGGTAAAAGGCAACCCTGACGCCGGTGACAATTAATACCCCGTTGTACTGCTTATCCCTGCCCTGCCCCATCATTTTACCGATGTAGCCTTCACCCCAGGTGAAGATTGATTCACCGGCGGTCAGATGGCAGGCAGTAAATTTATTAACATGCTTATTTTTTTTCACTTTTAACACCTTTTATGTAGCGTGTTATTTACAAATCGTAAGATCGATATCATCGGCTGAAGCCTTTCAAAATGAACCAATCCGCTAATCAGCTTCTGATACCGTCGTCTAAGACGACCGCAGCAACGAAATAAGTATCCTCCGGCATAGCCGGAGGTTTTTCATATGCGCCTATAAGGCTCTCTTGCCTGCCGCGCCCTAACAGGCGCACCGCGACCTGACATTTGCATCCTTGGATTACTTACGGCCCGTAAACGGGCTTCCCGGATAGGGGATCGACAGTTGTTCCCCTAACTTATCCTGGTCCAACTGGTGCTTTATGTAATCCTTGATTTTTGATGTATTTTTCCCCACCGTATCAACGTAGTAACCCCGGCACCAAAACTCGCGATTCCT